AAGGGTTACCAAGTGCGAAAAAAGTTCAAGAAATAAACAGATATTTGCAGGCGAACAAAGATAAGTACAATCCCAAATATGTAAAGTTTTATCACGGCACAGCAAAAGGATTACCAATTGAAGAAAAGGGACTTTTACCTACATCCACTACAAGGAGAAAAAGTTATCAGTCGGAAAGTGGTTATGTTTATTTAGCAAATACACCAGAGAGAGCAAAAACTTTTGGCGACTTGGGAAATATGAGTAATTCCGATGTTTATGAGGTTGTTGTTCCAGTAAATAAATTGCTACCAGATTTAGACCAACTAAACAATCTTCGTTCAACAGGAGAAAAAATCGGCAACACACTCGGAGATAGTATTGTTTATGGTGGTGGTGTAAGAATAAAAGGGAAAATAGAACCTTATGCTGTCAGAAAACTACCAGAAAATATCAAAACCAAATCCCAACTCACCGATATATGGAATAAAGCCAATGGTAATCCTCCGGTATACCAAAGTGGTGCAAAGAACGCAAGCATTGGTGTTTTCCGTGATGGAACACCAGTAGAGGAGGCACACCTTGATACAATTAAACCGATTGAAATGCCGGAATTAGTGCGTCTTGCTCGCGAATTATCGGGAGAAATACCAAAAGTAAAAGCAAAAGTTGCCCGAAAGTTTGGCGGTCAAGTACGAGGTGTATTTAAGCCTGATATTGGAAAAATTGAACTCAATGCATCTATTTTCTCCGATCCTGAGGGTGCAGCAAAAACATTGGCACACGAAATCGGACACTTGATAGACTGGTTGCCGGATAAAATGATGGCGCGAGGAAATCTACTTGGTCGTCTAAGAAGCCTAAGGAATTTTACTAAGTCTATTTTTGGCGGTAGTAAAACCGGATTATTTGGAAAGGAGAACATTGATCTTGCAAAAATACGCAATGACGCTCTACGATCTGTATTGAAAGACAAGGGTATTGGATATGGTGACTATATCACTAAAAAATCTATCCGAGAAAGTCTAAAAGATGCTGTAAAAGCACGGTATACTGAATTAGTTGACGCAACTGGTGGGATCAGGAACTCTACTGTCAAAAAAGAATTGCAGGCAGTATCAGAGTATTGGAAACCATACGACAAAGAGGCTTCTAGTCCGAGTTATGTTGCGTACAGAAACAGCGCTGAGGAATTATATGCAGACGCAATTTCCGTCTTGTTTAACTCACCGGCAACACTTGAACGAATGGCACCGACTTTCTACAAAGAGTTTTTTGCCGGACTGGATACAAAGCCTGAGGTGAAAGCAGAATACTTTGAGTTACAGGCGCTTCTCCACGGATCAACTGAGGAATTGTTTGCTGCCCGAAAAGACGATATACGCAAAGGTTTCCAAAAGGCTGAGGCTATCCAAGCCGGTTTTGCAGAAAAAACAAAACTCGGTATGAAATCATATTGGGAAAGACTACGACAGCAGTTGGACGACATAAACTATCCGATCCTGAAAAAACAGGCTGAGGCAGAGGCGCGCGGAGCCGTGATACCGGAAAGTGAGAACGTAAAGTTTGCTCTCCAAGAGCAGAGTTTTGCCGACAATGAAAACTTTTTAATGGTTGAAAACATTGACCGAAATGTGGTAAAGCCGATTGAAAAAGCCGGTATGACCATAGACGATCTCGGTGAGTATTTACTTCTTGACCGTATTCAAAAAGACCGAGCTGATATTGCTAATCCGTTTGGTTTCAATCCAAAAAATGCAACTCAACAAATGGAGCATATGAAATCTCTCGTTGGAGAGGAAAACTTTACATTGCTTCAAGAAAAGGCACAAGTATTCCACGATATAGTCTTTAAGTCCGTAGAGGAGGCAGTTGCCACCGGAGCATACAATAAAGAAGTCTTTGAGACGCGTATAAAACCAAATAAGGACAGTTATGCTTCTTTCCAAGTGGTGGACTATATGCAAGACCATATACCAGCAACGATCAAGGGACAAGTCGGTACACTCAAAGAGGTAGCAAACCCTTTTGTGAGTACAATACTCAAAACAGTTGCTTTGAACCGTCTAAACGCATATCAGAGAGCGAAAAACGCCACAATCAAACTTTTACAAGACCAATTTCCTGATGAAATTACCGAGACAAAATCCATTACAACGGACGGCAGACTTCGTATTTTTAAGGTTGCTCGCGATAAGGGTGCTATTGAGGTTTTGGTTGACGGAAAAATGAAAAGTTACGATGTTGACCCATATATTGCTGAGAGTTTTAAGCGCGACAAAGTTGGTGATCTCAATGTTATTATTTCTCTAATAGACAAGTTTAATAACAAACTTTTCAAGCCATTGGTTACTACATATAATCTCGGTTTTGCTGCTGCCTTTAACCCAAAACGAGACTTTACTAGAAATTACAAACTGATCCCGAATGCTACTGTCCTAAATCTTTTGCAGGCATATGCAAAAAGTTTTCCGTCAGCAGTCAAATACTCAAAAGGACAGTTGGACGACTTCACACGATCGCTCGTTGAAAGCAAGGCAATTAACGCCCCAGTTAATGACTACAATTTTGATCCGCGCAATGACGAACTAGGACGAATTTTAGAACGCTACGGCTTGATAAAATCAACAGAAAAACCACTAGACAATAAAGCAGCCGAGTTGGTACGAAAAGTTGTTTTGAAACCAGTAGTACAGGTATTGGAGGGGATCCGATTTATTGCCGATACTTTTGAAATTGCCTCAAAGGTTGCCGGTGCAAAGGTACGTATTGCCGGAGGTGAAAGCGGTAAGGAGTTAGCATACAATCTCAGAAACTTCACTGGTACACCAAACTACAAAGTCCGTGGCAAGCAAACCACAACCACGAACGCGATATTTGTGTTCTCCAACATTATGAAAGAGGGACTAAAAGCCGATTTTAGCTTTGCAACAGATCCAAAAACTCGTTCCGGTTATTGGTGGAAAACGGTAAAGATTGATTTACTTCCAAAGTTTTTGCAATTCCTCGCAGCAGCCGGTGTTATAGGCGTTGGGTTGAAAAAGTTTTACGACAATATCTCAGAGTACGACAAGTCAAACTATATCATTATTCCGCTTGGTACTCAGGCAGACGGCAAGAGTGTATATATGCGCTTACCTCACGATGAAATAGGACGCCTGGTATCAGTAGCATTTTGGAAAATGGCAAATATGGTCTCTGACGGTGGCAAAACAAAGGATTTGCAGGACATTTTTGCAATTGGCGCTGGACAGTTACCAAGTGTTACACCTATCATAGACATCGCTTCAGCGTGGACACAATACCTTTCAGGTAAAAATCCATACGACGCATTCCACGGACGAAATCTCATTGATGATACAACTTGGCAAGCTGGAGGAGGTGCAACCCTCAATAAAATGGTACAGTGGACAGCAAACTCCATTGGGTTGACCAAGTTTGCAACATATGACACATCAAAGCAAACAGGACTTGAAACTTTTATGCAGGTTGCACCGTGGTTTTCAAGTGTTATTAAAATATCAGACTATGGACAACAGGAAAAATTGAAAGAGATACAGTCAGATCAGGCACAAAAAGACGCTCGCCAAACCCTCAAAGAACGTGATGTTATAGACAAATATGTTCAAAAAGCACGCAATGATAACTCAACATTGTTCGCTATTTCTAAATACCAAAATGATGTTGTAAAAGATATTTTGGGACACGCACCAAGAAGTAAGGATGAGCAGGATCACGCAACCGCCATTAAGACAAAGTTTGCGCGCGCAGTGAAACGAGGAACGGCAGATGATCCGCGAACTGTTACCGTTATTGATGCTCAGTCAAACAACCAAAAGCGAGAGATTTTGAAAACAATTAAAGCCGATATGAGTGCGAGCGAATGGAGCGCATACCGAACAAGTCTTTTGCAGGACAAAATTGTAAGTGCAGAATTGTTGTATAGTGTAAAGTGATGTGTATAACTATTGACGACACTGACCAGCAAAAATGGTAAAATTAAGGCATAATGAAAAACAAAATAGCTGGTAGGAAATCTCTGACTTTCCTATTCCTACTGGTAGTTACATTTCTCATTTTCTGTTTTGTTCCTATTACGGTTGCAATTACTGAAATTCCATCTAATAAATCAACCAAAAATATTGCAAGTAGTACGGTTAAATCCGTGCCAAAAATATTGCAAAATATTTCTTGGTGTGAGAGTAAAAACCGACAGTTTAATACTGACGGTTCTGTATATAGAGGTAGTATTAACCCGAAAGACGTCGGAAAATATCAGATCAACGAGTTTTACCACTTGGAAGCAAGTAAAAAACTTGGTATGGATATTTATACCGAGGAGGGAAACGAAGCGTATGCGCTTTGGCTGTATCAGCACGATGGTACAACGCCGTGGAACTGGTCAAAGGGTTGTTGGGGTGGAAAAATTATTAAAAATTAACCGTAAATATATGAATAATATAAACGATTTTCTAGGGATAATGATTGTCGGAGTCGCTTTGACTTTCGTGATCCAACTTATTAAAAACGCTTTTGGTACTTCATCATTAAAAACAAAAGGGTTGACAATCTTGTTGTCAATCGTAATTGGATTACTTTACTATTGGGTACGCACTACTCAGTGGTACGAGACAATTCTTGGAGTTTTGGGTGCAGCGAGCGCAACGTGGGCGCTTCTCATTAACAAAGGTTCTGACACTGGCGTAACTACCTCACCTGAGGACTTAGGCTAATATGGAAAATAACTTTAATACTGGAGGATTACTTGACCTCCGCACGGACGCAGAAAAGTCGCGAGATTTCCGCCACGACGAGATTTTTGCGAGCGCTGCTCCGGTGACGTGGATACCGAAAACGTGGGAACAATTGCGCAAGTTTTCTGAGCGTTTTCAAGCTGATAGTTTTTCTTGTATGGCTCAATCCGGTAGCAAAAATCTTGGTATTGCCAACTTCATTGCAAACGGAGAGTTTAAGGAAGTGTCTGCATTGCCTGTATATCGCGCGCGCTCAAACTATCCGAGCGGTGGTATGGCGCTCCCTAACCTATTAGGACTGCTTGTAATGCCCTACGCGTGCGAGGAAAGCGATTTACGCTCCCAACACCTACACGAGGCAGAAATGAACGCTTTTGACGGTGTTTTGAGCGCCAAAGAGGCTTCTGACGCAGAGAAGTACAAGGCTAACAGTTACTTTTTCTTTGAGATGCCGGTAAACATAGACGATATTGCGCAGGTTATATCGGTTGGTAAGTCGGTAGAGTTAATGATGTTTTTCCGAAATGACGAGTGGTGGAAGCCGATACCACAAATCATTGACCCAAATCTTGATCTATACGCAACCACAACTCAAAGACACGGTATCGCTGCTGTTGACTTCTTGTTATTGCCTGACGGACAAAAAGCACTATACATTGAGGATAGCGCTGGAAACCAAACCGGTATAAATGGAGAGGGTAGGCGCTATCTAACAGAAAAATTTTTGCAACAGCGTTGTTTTGGTGCAGGATACCTTGTAAAAATAGCAAGTACAGTTAATCCAAAACCAAAATACCAGTTTGGTCGTCCATTGTTATACGGTATGAAAAACGATGTTGATGTAAAAGCCTTGCAAACAATAATGCAATATGAGGGATTTTTCCCAAAAACAGTGGACGGTGTAGACTTTCCACCTACCGGAAACTTTCTTGGTATGACTGCTGATAGCCTGAAAAGGTGGCAGATAGCGCACGGTATCAACGATTTTGCTGGAGAAATGGATATGCGAAAGATACGATTTGGTGCAAAGTCAATTGCAGTGGCAAACAAACTCTATAAATAGTTCTCCACAGTTTATTTTAACTTTATATTTGATTATAATTAAAAAGGAGTGATTGATGAACCCTCACAATCCACAAAATTTGCCAATATGTCCTCATTGCAATGTCCGCGTTGCACTGAACCATAATGGCAAATGCACACATCTTGGTTGCGGAAAGCGTCTTGATGAACAAGTGGTATATCAAGGCAACACCAAACCAAAACAACGACAACTATACTTCCGTTTTCCGGCGACACTGACTATCCAGTAGAAAGGGGGCGATCCAATCTCGGCAGCAGGAAGCCGTTACCTGCAAAAAGGGAGTACTTTGTACTCCCTTTAGTATGTGGTATCTACTCATACCTCAACGATTTTTATACCGTATTGAGCCTCAACCAGTTTCTTTTTAAGTGAGTAAACCTGAGTACGGACACCTTTAACATCAACAATTTCAATGTGTCCATCTTGGTATAAAACTTTAAAGTCAGCAATATATTTACATATCTTTTTACTATTTAATTCTATCTGAAAAGGTACTTGATTTTTATATGATATTACGCGTTCACTAGGAAGTTTTGCGTGTTTAAGTTGATCAAGTCTCTCGGCGTAGTTTGCTTCTTTCTTGCTCATATACTCATACCCATTGTATACAGTGCGGATATTTTTGTACTTATTACCAAAAGATGGGCGAGTATTTATTTGTAAGTATTCTGATATTTTCATTATCTTATTATAAAACAAAAAAGTACCTGTGGATAACTCACCTATTTTTAATGTTTTTCAAGGGGAAATTTAAATACTACTAGCCGTTTGACATTTATACTGCTGAAAAAGTATAATGTAATAAAGGTCGGTAATTTAATCACTAATAAATCGCCAAAATGTATGACAAAAAAGAAATCAAAAAAACCAATGACGCACAAACAGATCGTGCGCAAGGCAGGGCTGAGAACATTGGAACTGCACGGCAAGGCGCATTTCTCGGAAATGGCAAAAAAGGGTTGGGCAAATCGCCGAAAAGCACAAAAGTCCAACAACAAAGCCGTGAAAGTAGGGGCTACAAAGCGAGTTACGGCGTCAAAATAGCACCGCTTATCTACATTGTGCCGAGTGGTACAACATAGAAAAAACACCCTAACGAGTGTTTTCTCACAACAATCTTACAAATTAACATATAAATTATACTATGGCAGACCAAGAAAACAAAGGGGAAGTCACGATACATACAAAGGTAAAAATTCTACCTGCAACATTTCGCTCGTCAACTGATCTAAAACTCGTTTTAAACGATATGTATTTGAAGCAAATTGAGAACTACTTTTCAGATAACAGGTTAGCAATGCGCTTTCTCTCCGGTGTTATATCGGCAGCGCAGAGAAATCCGAGACTGATTGAGTGTACTCCAGTTTCAGTCATTAACAGTTTTATGACAATGGCACAACTCCAACTTATGCCATCGGATGTTTCCGGTGAGGCGTATGTCATTCCATACAACAACAAAAAAAAGATAGGAAATGAGTGGAAACAGGTATTGGAGGCTCAATTTCAACTAGGATATCAGGGCTTAGTTACGCTATTTTATCGCTCAGGTGCTAAAGAGATCATTGCGGAAATTGTCTACGAAAAAGATAAATTTACGTACAAAAATGGCGTTATTAAGCATACACCGGATGTGTTCGCTGACGATCGCGGAAAACCGAAAGGTGCATATGTGATTGTGAAGTTGGGTAGTGGTGGCAGTGTTTCAAAGGTTATGAGTGCAAAGGAGATTTTGGAAATTGCCTCAAAATTTTCAAAATCCTATAACTCAGATCATTCACCGTGGGACGCCAAAAATGATCCTCAGTTGCATATGTGGCGCAAAACTGTACTCAAACAGATTGCAAAATATGTTCCAAAAAATGAGGTTATTATTAAAGCAATTGCAGAGGACAATAAGGACAGTATTCTAGGGGATCGTTTTGATGCAGCTGAGGAGGAAAGCGAAAGTTTAACAATGGGTAATCTACTAAAAAATGACAACGAAACAAATAAAAAAGGCAATAAAGCCAAAAAAGATACGGACACAGTTTACGGTTCCGAAAGTATGGAAAATGGAGAAGTTGGAGAGCAGACCGGACAATAATTTTCCAGTAGATCATTATTCCGCTTCCTCAATGTGCCGGTTTTCAACTAACCCGATTTTGTTCAAAATTATGGACATAAATCGCGATCGGTTTGATACGACAACAAACGCGTCAGCAGTGCTTGGTCAAGCATTTCACAAGGCTATGGAGGTGTACTATGGTGGGTCAGACTTACTAATTCCAAGCAATGAAAAAGAGGCGATTGAGTATGGATTAAAAGCCGGTATGGAGTTTTTGGAAAACTACAACGACGGCTTTATAAATTACTCAAAAACATTGACAGTAAAGCAAAAATTGTTTGATAAGTTTTCGTATGTTTTCAACCAGTATGTCCAAGAAATGCCGTATGAGGACGGCACAACCATCGCTGTTGAGGAGAAAATTGTTGAGTATGTAGATGTTGAGTGGCGAGGTGAGCGCCTAACCTTGCCGGTAAAGTTGAAAGGGTACATTGATCGTATCTTTCGCGAGAACGGAAAACTAAAAATCAAAGACTACAAGACCTGCTACACATTCTCAAATCCTGAGAAAATTGACGCAGCTAAAATCATTCAAGCGGTTGAGTATTATCTCCTTGTGTACGCAAAAACAGGAGAGGAACCTTACTCAATCGTCTTTGATGAGGTGAAGTACACGGAAAACTCTGACGGTGGCAAACAGGTCAAATCGTATGAGGTTGTGTTTGCCGAAAATGAGTTGTATTTTGATTTCTATTTCCGTTTTTATGAGGATATGACACGCGCTCTAAACGGAGAAATGGTGTTTGTTCCAAATGTAGACGCAATGTTTGACAATGAGGTTGCAGTTATCTCGTACATTCACCGCTTGGACATTCCTGAGGACACTGCCAAGTTAATGAAAAAACACAAGGTATCCAACCTGACAGAATTATTAAAAAAAGAGATACAGAGTGCCGGTAATATGAGGAAGTTGCTCAAATCAGTAGAGGCTAACTTTGTATCGGGTAAAAGTTTAGATTATTCAAAAATGGAAAATCAAGAAAAAATACGCATAAAGTTAATGGAACACGGTATGCTCGTCCAGTTTGACAGCAAAGTGGAGGGAGCAACCGTAGACCTATACCGATATACCCCCTCCATTGGCTTGAAAATGAGCAAATTGAGGGCATATACGGACGATGTGGAGCAAGTTCTAGGAATTGCCGGTGTGCGCGTCCTAGCGCCGATTAGAGGCACAAACCTAATAGGCTTTGAAGTGCCACGAGAAAACCGCCAGTTTCCGGCTATGCCGACATTTCAAGGGTTCAAGTTGGCGATTGGACAGACTACGGATGGAAAGGATCGCTACTATGACCTGCGAACGGCACCTCACTTATTGGTTGCCGGTGCCTCAGGATCGGGAAAATCAGTCTTTTTACACTCGGTTATTAAGCAATTATTCGCTCTGCCTAACGTAGAAATGCACCTGTATGATCCAAAACAGGTGGAGTTTGCGCAATACGAGGGGAAAGTTAAGGAATACAAATACGACAAAAAGGATATTTCAACTTCCTTGTACACTCTTGTCGGTGAAATGGAGGAGCGATACGCAAAACTCAAAAAAGCCGGTGCAAAATCTATCGCAGAAATTGACGGTATGCCATACAAAGTCGCCATTGTGGACGAGTATGCAGACCTCGCAATGCGAGAGGATACAGCACATACGGTTCAGTTACTCGCGCAGAAAGGTCGGGCTGCCGGTATCCACCTCATTGTCGCTACTCAGAGAGCAAGCGCAAAGGTGATCAGTGGAGACATAAAAGTAAACTTTCCAACTCGTGTCGTGTTTCGCGTGGACAATCATATTTCGTCCCGCGTAATGCTTGACGAAGCCGGTGCAGAAAAATTGCTTGGTATGGGAGATATGCTGTTTATGTCGGACGCTGGTATGGAGCGTTTGCAGGGTTATTTCACCGAGTAGTTTATGAAAAATCACTTTTTTATTGAAGTATCAAACGGATTGTTGCAAGACGAACACCAAAAGCGTATGGGTTCGTGTATTTGGCAGTTCCTATGGTGCTTGGATAAAGTGACCAAAATAGACCAAGACGGTGTTGGAGTTGTTTTGGGTGGAAAACCGGTACAACTGAAAGACATTACCGGAGGGCATAGAGTAACTGTCAGTCGCAACCTTACTCACCTTGAAAAAGAGGGGTATATAAAACTCACTCATACGCCTTACGGTATCATTATTCGGGTTATGAAAATGAAAAAGAGGTTTAACAGAATTGTTAAACCTAGAATTAGCGAAAATGTTAAACCTACTTTAACAGAAACGCTAAACCCGAGTAACAAAAATGTTAAACCTAATAAGACAGTATCAGTAGACAATATCAGTAAGACTACTCCGACACCTGAGCAAACACCCAAAGTCATTAAGTTTGATCCGGTGGATGTGGAAATGGTCAACCTACTCGTTGAGTTGATCCAAAAAAACAATCCGGCGTGGAAAATGAAAGGTAACCCTGATAAGTGGGCTGCCGATATGAACAAACTGCGCCGGATAGACGGATACACCGAAAAACAGGTTGAGTATATGATCCGGTGGACGCAAAAAGACAGTTTTTGGTCACAAAACATTTTATCAGCCTCAAAGTTGCGAGAGAAGTTTAATGACTTGATCCCAAAACTGAAGGCTAAACAACCAAACTACGTTCTATGAGAAAAAAAATTTACTACAAAATCATACACGGATTTGCACCTGAGGACTATGTAGAAATTGACCATTCAGAATTGCAAAAAGCCCTGTATTGTTTCCTTGAAAAGAAAGACGGTATATTTTCCGGCGGAGCGATAAGAGGAACGCAGATACTTGAAATTAAGCCGGATTTTCACCGCACAATGGGGTGGAATAGGGGCTACAAAATCGGTGCTGAGGATTATGAGGAATTGGCACATACCGGAATTGACCGGCACGCGCAACTTTTCCTATCTCGCTCAAAAGACATTGTGCAAAATCTTATCATCACAAACCAAACGCACCTCATTGGAAAAGTACCGTCGTTTGACGAGAAAATAATTGAAGCGCCGAGAGGTGGTGGAATGAAAAGCATAGGTAAAATAAACAATGAAAACAAATAAAATTAAAAAACAACGGTTACCATTTTGCATACTCAGTCAAGAGGAACTCAATCGGAAAATAAAAATCTACGACGGAGTTGCTACGTGTCCGAGGTGTGGAAGAAAACACGCTATCGGATACGGAAAAACTGACGGTCAAACAAACAAATTGCTTGGTTTTGTAACGTGTAAAGGTAGGACTTATTTAGTAACAATTAACGATCGCCAAATATGACAAGATCAAAAAAACAAAAAGAATACGAAAAAGGTTTATTGCCAAAAATTGTCGGTGTAATGGCTAATATTTTTAAGGCAGACGAGGGTTATGTGAAAGCGATATTGGTAAATAATTTTCCTGAATTAAAAGAAAGGAGTGTATGTGCAAATTGCGGAGCCTCTATGGAGTCATATATCTATGTTTTAGACTGTCTTGATGCCTTGTTGGTGTACCGAATGGAAAAACTGGTAAAGTCTCGTGTAGCAGGTGGTATGGACTTTACAGAGGCAAATAAAATACACATATCATCAGAATTAAAAAGTACCGGATATTCTGTATTGAGCAGACAAACACAAGCTGGAAAACTTGGATTGATTGCCAAAGTAAAAAATAAAAATGGATCGCATAATAGAGCAAAAGGTTGGGCGATAACCGAACGAGGTTTTGATTTTCTACAAGGAAAGCGTGTACCTCAGAAAGTTAAAGTTTGGCGTAATAAGATTTTGGAACATTTTGATGAAACAACTACAATAAGTGAAGCATTTATAACTCACAAAAATAAAGTACAACAAGCAATAAATGCTAGAAAAAATCCAAAATACGACTACCGATCAGAAATTGATACATACAATGTTTCTGATTGGTATGGTTTTGGTGGTACTCAGACAGGAAAAATGTTATGAGAACAGTAATTAAAGTATTTTTATTAAAAACGCACGCAGTAACAAACAAAAATATGTCAGAAAAAATAACAAAAGAAAAATTTATAGCCGATATGCTAAACGCTCACAAGGTTGTTTTGCAGGAGGCGTGGGTAAAGTGGGAGGACTTGCTTGATAAAACTAACAATGCTGAGGGTAGAATTATGTCTTTAGAGGAGGAATATCCTAATGGATTTTATTCATTTTTTACACAATATATTGATATTTTGCTCGCTGAAAACAAAGGTGATATTGAAAAAATTGAGGACAAAAAAATAACAAAGGTCGCAAATAAAAAGAAAAATGTAAAAAAATAGTATTATGGCAAAAAATACAAAACAGCAAAATGCTCAAAAAGTGTCAGAAGTAGTGCAGAATATAGGAAAAATAATTGCCCAAACACTGAGACAAATACCGAGTGCCATACAGATTTTAGAGGAAGCGTCAGAACAAAATCCAAGTGATTTTTCAGACGCTATTGTATCGTTGTTTCGTGGTTATAAGGAATTAAGCGAAAACGACGCAATATGAAAAAGAAAAAAATAAATGTTTTATCACTTTTTGACGGAATATCGTGCGCGCGTGTAGCATTGGATCGTGCAGGTTTTGAAGTTGATAGATATTATGCAAGTGAAATAGATAAATACGCTCTACAAATATCACAAAAAAACTATCCTAATATAATCCAACTTGGTGATGTAAAAGAAGTCTTGAGACTTTTTAGTAAAGAACATAGATATTTTAATACTGAGGGAACAATACCAGAGTTTGACCTACTTATTGGTGGATCACCGTGCCAAGATTTGAGTATCGCCAAAAATAATCGCAAAGGATTGGAGGGGGACAGATCGGGCTTGTTTTGGGAATATGTCCGCATACTCAAAGAGGTAAAACCAAAGTATTTTATTTTGGAAAATGTGGCTAGTATGCCAAAAGAAGCAAAAGAAAAAATAACCGAAACTTTGGGAGTAGAACCAATAATGATCAATGCTGCACTCGTTTCTGCACAAAACCGCAAGCGTCTGTTTTGGACGAATATACCGAATGTTGTATTGCCAGAGGATAGAGGTATCTTACTTAAATACATTTTGGAGCCAAAGGTAGACGAGGTTTTTTATGTAAAAAATAAATCAAATAGTATCCGTACTGGTGGTAGAGGGAGTGGAATAGGAGATAAATCAGTGGCACTTTCGGCGAATGGTGGAGGTAGAGGTGCAAAAACCGGTTTGTATAAAATTACAAAAGAGAAACACGGTACGGCTCTTGATTACTACAATGATACAATCGTCCCTAACGGAAAAGCAAAAGTTCTTGGGACAAATCCACAATCAACCACTGCGATTGCTGGTCAACTTGTTAATGATCATAGTGTAATTAGAAAATTAACACCGATTGAGTGTGAAAGATTGCAATGTTTGCCGGATAATTATACTGATGGTATTTCAAATACTCAGAGGTATAAATGTCTTGGCAATGCTTTCAATGTAGATGTTGTTGCACATATTTTGTCGTTTATAAAATAAAGTTATCCACAGTTTTATTATACTACTGAGTTGACAATAAAATACTGCTAGCAGTATAATCTAGACATTATTAGAGTAGATAACTAAAATCACCAATGGATAAGTATTTATTTTTTGTTTCAATGTTTCTTTTAGGGTTAGTTGCAGTTGGATTTATTGTAGGTTTAATAGACAAGTCAGAGTTAGTAGACTGTCTAAAGTGGCAAAAGCAAGCAGAGGAGTATCGGGTATCCGGTTTCTACCTCTTACAATGGCAAGCCGATCAGTGTAAGGCACACAACATTATCATTAACGCAGAAGTCCGAAGTACGGACACACACTAAAAATGAATAAATTAAAAATCACAAAACATCTCGCAAATAAGTGTGGGTTTGATAGTGTACGATATTTTATTTCGGATTTCGGTAATTGGATTTACTCGTCAGATTGGACATACACAGGAGCAGACGAGTGGTCGTTTAACCAATTTTTGAAATTGTATGTGAAAGAACAATTAAGGGCTAAAAGTGATTGCACAAAATGAAAAACTTTAACATTGAACTTACATATCAACCTATCAATGACACGTGGTCGGCGCTCATAAAGCACGGCAACAGCACATTTTTGGAGGTAGACGAGGATATGCTTGTTGCAGTGGAAAAAGTGACAGAAAAGTTTTTTGAGGTATTTCCGCCGGTGTGCCGGACGTGCGGAGGATTGGGAGAGGTTACGACAATGGAGCAAGTGTATTCCGGTGAGCCTCATATAGCACCGATCGGCACGCAAAATTGCCCTGATTGCAATCCGAAAAGTGAGGATTTTGAGGAGTAATTATTAAATAAAAATATTAGTTTGTGTACCGAGTGGAGGCAATATCTACTAGGCAAACAATTGGTCGGTTATTTGTCGCCTCCGTTCGGTACATAATCACCGAAATATTATAATTAACATTAAAAATATGTCAGAAAAAATAAAAGGGACAGTTGAGAAGTGTGAGAAAGGAATTGTCTTTAAGCGCCATATTGAGATAATAGACGATGAGGACAAAAAAGTGGAGTACCATATTGGGTACGATGATAGTATTATGCCAGCAATGATTTTGTCGTCAAAGCATTTGAAGTCATTGTTTAAACAGATTGTCAATCGGTTAGACGCCGGAGATGTGTTGCATCTGATTGCAGAGGCTCACAATGATTTCCACGAGAAGCAGGAAAGAAATATGGACGAGGTTTTAAAAGATGTCGGAGAATTTATAGACTATATTACGAAGTCTATTCCAATCAGAAAGGCATAATTTATCAACAACGGCGCGGAATACAGGGGGCAAGAGGCTTCGGCAACGGAGTACACGCCTGCGAAAGCATAAACCCGACGCGCTAAGTGTTGGACAATTACAATCAAAACCAACTACAAAATAAATATATGAAAAAAATATCAACAATTTTAGCAGTTTTGTTTACATTGGCTATGCCAATATCAACTGTTTTAGCAGATGGTGGTTTTTTAAATGTAACAGTAATGGTGTCCAATGATCACGGTGGTCAAGCAAAGTCGTCTGACTTCTCGTATGTTGTAGATTATGGCGTTGGGTCAGACAAATTTTCAGGTAATACACAAGGATATGGTTTCCCAGCACATAATGTCGGTGATAATAACAGTGTAATTGATTACACTGTTCAACCTGTTGCGTATAATGGATATACACTTACAACATCAGATGGGTGTAATAATATCCAATTGGACGATAAAAAATTTACGCTTGCAAATTGTACGGTGTATGCAGTTGACGATCAATATGTTGCTCCAGTGGCAGGTTCCGTTGCTCCCCAAGAGTCAAAAATTGATGTTCCGGTGACAACTTCTCAGAAAACTAATGTTACATCATCTTATGACCAAATAGATCAAATATCGCAAATTTCAGCTTTACAGGAGCAATTGATAGCTCTATTAAACCAACTTATTGCAATTTTGACACAAGAATTATCAAATAAACAATAAAATTACCAAAACACCCTCAAATCTTTACAAGAAAATAATATAAAACAATGAGAGAAATAAAATTTAGAGCGTGGGATAAAAGAAACAAATATTGGTATTACTTTTCTCTTTCTCCAAAGGCAGACGTTATAGATATTTACGAAACTCTTGAAAGATTAGGACAATACACCGGTCTCAAAGACAAAAACGGAAAGGAAATATATGAGTCTGATGTTATTGAATACCCTGTTGCGTATCTACCAAACCGAAAAGGTGTTGTTGTGTTTAGATACTCTGGTTGGTTTACGCAGGATGAAAAAGGAAACTGCCATTCTTTTTTCGGAGAACTGATTGAGCGTGGTGAAATCATCGGCAACATTTATTATAATCCTGAATTATTAAAGTAGTTTTTTGAAATCTTTGAGCATTATAAAGTGGGAGAGGTGGGCAGAGAACCGCAAATGAAGACCATCTGTGATAAGAACCTGAAAGGTGTGTTTATAGCCAAATGGTTTACAAATGATGGGTATGAAAAAAGTGATTGAAAGCGAAGGCAACATATCACTCTGCAATGTCTAACCATTGCCTCCCACTTCATAGTGCTTAAAGGGTTTAGAGGATAGATGGGGGGTGGAGTTTAGCGACTCCCATTGCATTAGGGGCAATAATCTGATGCAGGAAAATTGCCCGCCCTCATCTGTCCTTTATACAAATCATTAACTTAATAAATATGGAAAAAGAAAATAATATTTGGACAATAACAAGTGAGTTGAGAGGTAATATTTATATCGCTTTCCTTGCGATCAAGGATAAAGGAATATATACATTTACCGGAAAAAGCCGTATGGAGAGTATAAGCAAAGCACTCCAGTTTAAATTTGGGGTATAATACCAGCAATGTTACTCGCAGTCTCGGCAGTAAATTGTATAACTAAGTTAACAATAGACACCGGTCAGTCTTGTAGCAGGAAAACAATAAGCGATCCGAAAGGGTCGCTTTTGTGTTGTCCACAATGTTTATAAACATTTGTAAATAAAAAGTATGGTATAATTTTTGGCAATGAAGCATATAAAAAATCAACTAAACAAAACTGCCAAAGAAATACAGACACAAACTCCAAAGAAAGCACCACTACGCGCAGCGAAGTATGAGAGAGAGGAAGTGGAGAGAGAGGACGGACAACTGGTAGCACCAAATAAGCCTAAGAAAAAGGTAAGTGTTGTTGCTATTAAACACAAGGCTGTATTGGATAATTTGACTAGAAAAAATAAGGGAAAAACAGGGAAAAAGAGTATGACGCAAGCAATGATTGACGCTGGATATTCTAAGAATTACGCCGACAGTGGAGATATAAAAAAAACAAAATCGTGGGATCGTTTAATGGACGAGTATTTGCCGGACAGTCTTATTGCAGAAACTCACCACGGTTTGATGGTTGCAAAAAAACTGGACTATATGCTTTTCGTGGCAGAAATCAAGGACGAGGATATTTACGAACTTATGGAAAGTGTAAACTGCGTGCCAAAAAAGATAATTCACGGCATACAAGGTACGCACGTATGGTTTTGGGCAACTGATAATAAGGCGCGCAAGGATGCGTTGGATATGGCTTTTAAGATTAAAGGGACTTATGCTGCCGAAAAATTGGAGGTCGGAGGTGGCTTGTCGCAAATGTCGGATGCAGATTTGGCTGATCTAATTAAGCGACAAAAGGCTCGTTTTCTAAAAAAAGACTGATATGTGTATAACTATTATTGTCATCATTGTGGTTATATGTGGTATAATTTGGAACAAAGATAAGATACTAAAAAAATCGCCAATATGGACTATAAACAACTGGTAAAAAACATTTTATATTTCATCCTCTATTGTCTTATGGATATTGAGGAAATTATGTGGAACATAGCGGATTTTATTATTAAACCAGTAGCACTCTTGCGTAGGTGGGTAGCATACCGGATAAGTAAATTAAAACGATGAAAGAAGCACTAAAACAAATGGCACTTGTTGGTGGGGTAATGGCTTTTTTACTTTTTACCTGGGTTGGAATTATAGCAACAGTTGTTTATTTATTTAAATTTTTAATATGAAAAAAAGAGAATACCAAATATTTCATCTCACAAAACGTCATATACTCACTGATATTGAGACACCAATTGCTGTTTTTACAGACCAAGATTTGATGAATGATTATGTAAAAAAACTACGAGAGCAGGATAAAGAAGCAATTTTTTCTTATGTTATTGTCACTTACTTTACAGAATTAAAGCCAGTGGCAAGTAATTTCAATGTGCCACTAAACCCTGCAAAGTTTGTGCCTATAATGCGCGCAGGTAATAAGTCAGATGTGGCAATCGTTGAGAAGCCAAAAAATAAAGTCCTAGACAATCCGGTTGATCCCAAGCCGGTTGGAAAGGACGAGCCAGTGTCAGCATTATTAGGAATAACTATCGGTCGCAAGGGAGGCGCCGGTAACAATAAGTAATTTTATGTCAGAAACAATCGCCAATGAGGAATTAAAACCACAGGAAAAGCCCAAAAATGAGGTTCCTGAGTTTGTAATGGATAAAACCTTTACAATCAACACAAAGCACGATAACACTTCAGGAAAGGGCATATACGCTGTTTCCAAGCGTGTGAAGTCATATAGTCAAATACGCCATATCACTGAGCCTATGGTAAAGTGGCTATGGCACAACAACGGTAACTTTGAGGGAAGTTTTAAGGTTGCCTATGCAGTCAGTCATTGCCAAGTAGCAGATAATCCGTTTGCTTTCTTTGTTGTTAATGAAGAGTTGGTATCAAAGAAGCGAAAAAAAGTTGGTAAAAATAGCCATAAAAACTTTTATTTTGTCGCACCGGTTATCGTCAATGCTCAGATACTTGAAACACCGGAAAAGATTGAAGCAAACATACCAAAGCGCGAGTTGGTAAAAGACGAGCGCGGTAAATTAACTGGAACAAAGATTGTGGTCAATAAAGGCGAGGTTACAAACCTCATAGATGTACCGGAAGCCTGTATGTCTTTCGTCCACCGCACACAGAAAAATATCAAGCGTTACTACCGGATCAAAGTCAAATATCAGATACCGGCTTCGTTTCTTGGTATCAAATATCTCAAAACTAAGGTTGAAGTTGTTGAGGGATTAAAAGCACATATTTTTCAACACGAGATAGACCACTCACAAGGGAAAAATATGTATTACCACAAATAGGCTTATGCGCATATCACCATTTCAGTTTTTTATACCAGTTCACTCAAATGGAGAATTAACAGGTGATACTTTGGTATTTGGTATCCATTTCAAAAGATCAATAACTTGGTGCCTTGCAATTTATTGGATCAAACAGCAAAAGCGTTTCAAGGTATTTACTCAATCTAATATGTGGAAATAACTATGTCAGCAACAATAAAATCAATCATATATGGTATTTTAGTCGCACTCATTGCCCATTACTGGGGTCATTTGAGTGCAGGAGCGTCAATAATGATCGGGTGGCTTGCCAGTGATATTGAACTTATTTATTGGAAAGTCGCAGAATTAAACGCAAAAATATGACACTAGAAGCACGCGTATACAATCAGGCACTCAAGAAAATGTTTTATTTTTCACCTATCCGAGCAACAATCGGGCAGGTTTCCGGTGTATCAGCACGCGCAGAGGATAGCGATGTTGTCTTTGCAAACAGTGATCCGGTGATGTTCAAGAGTGGTATCAAAGACGATTTTGGTAATGATATGTGGGAGGGAGATATTGCCGAGGTTGGTATCCAAACACCGTATGGAGTTGTGGCAGAGAAGTCAATAATGATCTTTGACGGTGTTACTTTTACGATGAAAGTCAACAATGCACACGGCGGACAAAACAATTTCCCGATTGTCTCACTCTCAAAACTTGGCAATATGTACGAGCATAGCGATATAATTAAGGCAAAATGAAAACAAAACACGATCTACAAATTGATGTTGACGATCCAAACTTGTCGCGAGAACTACAAGAGGAACTTGCACGTAGGCTCACACAGGAAAAGTACCGATACTATGAGCCGTCCGGCAAGGGCGAGGAGTTTATCAACGAGTTTGCGTCCGGTGATAACTTTATCGTCTTATATTCGGCAGCAAACGGTGTCGGTAAAACTGCTACGTGTGCAAACATTTTGGCTCACCTATTTTGGAATACAGGCGAAAACCCATATTTTAACGGCAAGTTGTTTAAGCAATTTCCATATTTAAAGCGAGGTCGTATTGTTTCAACTCCGACAAATGTTGAAAAAAACATCATACCGGAAATGAAAGACTGGTTTCCTCGTGGTCGTTACAAGACTGGCAAAGGAAACAAGAAGTTTGAGAGCGTTTGGCATACTGATACCGGTTGGGATTTTGACATAATGACATACGAGCAAGACAGTATGGAGTTTGAGGGTATAACACTTGGGTGGGCTTGGTTTGACGAACCACCTCCTGAGGCTATTTTCAAAGCAACAGTGGCTCGTATGCGACGCGGAGGTATTATTTTTATCGGTGCTACTCCTCTTGCTGGATCAGCGTATATGTACGACGCATTTGCTAAAGGATCATACGAAGTAGAATTGAAGTCGTCCGAGACAGGTGCTATCACAAAATATCAAAGAAAAATCGCATATGTTGAGGCAGATATTGAGAGTGCGTGCCGGACACACGGTATACGAGGACATTTACGTCATTCAGACATTGAAAACATCATTGCCGAATACTCAGAGGATGAGAAGCAAGCGCGTATTTATGGTAAATTTCAGCATCTAGTTGGTTTGGTATTTAAACAATGGAGTAGGAAAGTACACGTTATACCACCATTTAATGTTGATATAAAAAACTTTTCAGTATATGAGTTTCTTGATCCTCACCCAAGAAATCCCGACGCTGTAATGTGGGTTGCAGTAGATAAAAATGGTACAAAATATGTCGTAGATGAACTTTTTGTGAAAGTATCAAGCGAGGAGGATTTAGCAGGAAAGATAAAAAACAAGGCAAGTCAGTACCGAATTATCAAGCGTATGGCTGATCCGTCTGCTTTCGTGGAAAATCAACATAATCAAGACGGAAAAACACTTGCTCAGAAGTTATCAGACTACGGAATAACCTATATTGAAGCAACAAAAGCACGAACAATGGCAGATCGTCGTATTATGAACGCATTATCATATGTGGAAATTAACGGCTATATGATGAAAGCACCGGAAGTATATGTTTTTTCAACCTGCGAAAGGACTATTTTTGAGATGGAACATTATCGTTGGCAGGAATATACCGGAAAAAGTGCCGATCAACATAGTCCAAAAGAAAAACCAGTGGACAAAGACGACCATATGATTGAAAACTTGGGTCGCGCATTGTATAATGAACCAGGATTTGTTCCATATGTCAAAGATACTTCGTACCGCGGAAATCAAAGTAACTTTGATCCATATGCATAATACCCATAAATAGCTATATATGGCGTATTAAACAAAAAAACCACCACAATGGTTTTTTTGTAGTTATCCACAGTATTGACTTTTTACTTTTTATTTTAATAAGTGGTATAATTATTATGAAATGAATTACAAAGTATTGCAAAAACCAATGGATTATGAGGGTTGCCCAATTGTTATACGGCAATCTGGTGAGTGTTTTGAATATATTACAGTTATAAATAATGAAATATACTCATCTTTCATTGTCGCTCGCAAGACTTTTTTACAACGGCTGTTTTTCAAACCTTATACTGCTAAACAGTTGAATAGTATTACCAACTATGTTATCGCAATGGCACAGACAACGATTGAAACAGTGTTGGGAAATTCTAAAATAGAAGTAGAAAAGCATAAAGATAAAGCAATACTATCGCCAATTCAAATGGTTTAAATATATAAAATTTAATAAGTTTAAGATCGCCAATCTTACAAATTAACACTTTAAGACTATGGCTATCTCAAACATAATAAAAAAAGCAGGTAAAACAGTTATAAATGCTACTGCCAATTTAATTTCTGCTCCTGCACAAATAAAGGCAGCAATGGCACAATCACAAGCAAATAGTGATGTTGCTACTATTAAGCGTGCTAGATCATATGATAATGCTCCAAATTTCAACAATGATGGCACTGTTTCTGACGCTTTCAAGGCTCGTAGCCTAGCAAATGATGTTACTGATAGATTAAAGGCAAAGGCACAAAAAGCACCTGCGTCACAAGGTGATTATCAAACTGAATACTCAAAGCGTATGAGCGGAAAGCCCACACGCTTTTAATTTTACAAAAATATGGACAATAAACTACCAATTATAACCATTACATCAGATCAGTTAGACGCAATCAAAGACTGGAAAGTAGGTGGTAAATATCGCCTTATTATTGATGTAGAGGAAAAGTCTACACAGCAAGGCTCTATGTATGATTTTGAAAAGAAAGACCCAAACTTGATTACCTCAACATTTCAGATTACAGCAGTGGAGGAGTGTGAGGATAATGAGACTGCCGATGATATGCCAGACGATTATGAGCAAACATATGCTAGTAAAATGAGTAGTAAAGAATAAAAGTATGGCAAAACCAATCACAAAAACAAAAAATGTAGTAGCAAAGAAGCCGGTAAAACGAGCATCTAAGCCTATTACTGTTGCTCCAAACGACAATACCGGTATTGAAAGCGCAGCAAAACAAACTGATCTATCTCAGGAGGAGGAAAACTCGCTCAACTCAAAGCAAGATTTTACTGATTTAATTGATCAAGTACAGAGCGAATATTCACTTGGTTGGTGGTTTATGAAACCAAAATGGGACGAATGGGCTTTAAGATTGAAACTCTACAATAACCAAAAGCGAGACAAATCCGCAGTTGGTGATCCATTGCTCTTTACCATACATCAGACTGTGCTTGCTTCATTGTATGACGATATACTAATGGCAACATTTGAACCTCGCGAAACTGGAGACGATGATACAGCCGAGAACCTAGACAATATGGCTGAGTACGACTATGACGAAATGGAAAAGGATATTATTGACTATGCTTGGGACTGGGATGCTTCATTTTTTGGGCGTGGATTGGTTGCTCTTATGGAGTTTGACCGAGACAAAAAGTGTCCAGTACCGGAAAACTGGGATCCAATGGTTACTATACGAGATCCTCGTGCAAAATCAGTAAATGGAGATATGAAAGGACGAGGAGCTGCAAAGTTTTTGGGGCGTGAAATACGCCTAACAAAGGACGAAATGAAAGACGCTAGTATATACTTTAACTTTGACGATCTAAAACCGGATAACAACGATATAAACTCTATTATTGACCGAAATGAACAGTTGCGTGCAGAGGCTCAAGGATATGCAAACACAACTCGTTTTCAGGGAAAATTAAAAGGAGATAATGCCACATATCGTTTGTTGGAGTGGTTTACTCACTACAAAGGCAAATTGGTACTTGTTACACTGGCAAATAACCGCAAAAAAGTTGTCCGTTACACTGAGATAAAAGGTAAAAATATCCCTATTTTGGATCGTTCGCTCTACCCTATTGCAAACGATTGGGACGGAGTATCTATTCCCGATCTTGTAGAGGACAAACAGCGCGCGCGAGCAAAACTCACAAACCTTGGTATAAAGGTTGCAGAGGCAGGTTTGAACTCTGGCTATTTGTTTGACACAACCAAGATAAAAAACCGAGCAGACCTAAACATTGAAATCAATAAGTTTATTGGCGTGGACGGAAACCCTACCGGGGCAATTCAAGAAATACCACGATCACAAATAAAATCAGATATTAGTTATATTTTAAATACCCTTGATGTTGCCTCTCAGAAAGCCACAGCAACGCCGGATATTCAGCAAGGACAGGTAAATGGCGAGAAGCGCACGGCTACCGAACTAAATATCGTCAATCAGAAAGTTGATACCCGATATTCATTATCAGCTAAAGTTTTTGGTTGGTCAGAAAAGCGATTTTGGCAACAGTGGTACTTCCTATACAAAATATTCTTTGTTGATGGTATAGATGAGAAAACAATCCGTATCAGTGGTGTGCTAGGCGCTCAATTTCGCCCTCTACGACGTGAAAACATCATTGCTAGTGTAGATCCCGATGTAAAGGTAGAAAGTCGTGTATTGAGTGAAGCAAAGCGTTATAACCGACTACAAATTGTCCGGGGATATGTGCAAATGATTGCTAATGATCCGAACGCTAATGTACGCGCAGGATTAAAACTCGTTGGCAAACTATCCGGTTTGAAAAAGGACGAGATAGATATGCTCTTACCTCCAACCATAGACGAAATGATTGCTGAGGACGAGAACAAAAAACTGGAAAAGAACCAAATTGTGTATGTACAGGCAACTGACGATCATATTATTCACCTTGAAATACACAACAAATTATCTGATACACCAGCAAAATATGCCCATATTCAGGCTCACAAAAAAGCAATGATATTGAAAAAGGTAAATCCGTCTATTTTCCCTGCAACACCAAGTGCCACAAATCCGCAAGTCGGAGGTGGTATCGGTAACAACGCATTGCCGGATATGCAAAAAGGTATGGCAGTTTCTAACACATCAACACAATGAGCAAAAAAATGAAAACAATTATCATAAAAGCGCCACGACCACGAAAGTTTGATCTGTCGTTCTCTAAGCCGAATGAGAATATGAAAATACTCTCGGCTCTTGAAAGCCTAAAACAAAATCAAGGTTGGTATTTTCTAGTGCAAATGCTTGAAAAAGAGCGCGATACCATAGACAAAAGCATTATCTCCAAAATTGATCCCGATACTGGAAAAGTGATGTCAGACGCAGATGTTGACTTATTGCGTACGAAGCGCAGTTACTTGGACGAATTGATCCGTATGCCTGAAAAAATAACATCAGAATTATCACGCGAGGAGATACCGGAGTATGACGCTGATCCATATGACAAGGAGATACGATAGTTACTTGACATTTCAATAGGTTGGGAGGGGTTGGCTTGTTATAACAAGGGCTTTGGCGATAACCTTTGGCTATTTAACAAACCAATCCGTCCGAGCCTATTGGTTCGTAATATTGTCTAGTCAACAATATTATTTAATCGCACAGCCGTCCGTCGTGTAGTTTTAACCCCATTTTCTACATTGACGAGGGCATAACAAAACAACTATGGGAGATGAAAACAAAACCGGTGAGGAGATAAAAGACCAAAACTCCAATGCCGAGGGTGGCGACAACCAAGACGAAAGTCAAAATGACGCCGGAGCAGAGGACGAGGGTAACTCTGACGACGAAAACGCCGAGGATAAAAACGACGGCGACGAGGCAGACGAGGATGAGGGAGACGATAAAAAGTCCGACAAGTCTAAGTCCAAGCCAACCCCAAAAGCCGACGAGCCACAAACTCGGAAGCGAAACATTGACTTTATTCGCGATCGCCAAGCGAGAAAAGCTGAAAAGCAAAAAGCGAAACAAGACAATGGTGCTGAAAATGACGGAGATGAGGAGGATGATCTCGCACCTGAGGACGCAAAAGTCATTGACCGACGCGTTAAAAAAATCCTTTCACCGTTCATTCAAAAGCAAATGGCAGACGAGGACGCGCAAGAGATTGCCGATTTCGTAGCCAAAAACCCTGATTTCAAGCCTTATGTTGAGAAAGTTGCAAGATTTGCTCAGCACGAAAGTCGTAGATATATGCCTATTGAAAGCATTTTCTATGAAGTAGCTGGTAAAGATTTGTTAAAAATCGGTGCCGAGCGTGGCAAGAAAGCAGATAAAGAAGCCAAACAGACCCAAGCAGGGGGCGGTAGTAATCGCGGAGGTGATACACCGAAAAATGTTTGGGACTTGACACCTGAGGAGTTTGCTGCGGAGCAAGAAAAAATCCGCAACAAGCCTCGCGAGTAGTTTACCTCCAATACTACTCAAAACATTATTAGCTAGTTTTATTCATAACAAACCACAAGGGAAGTGGTAAAAATCCCTAAAAAAATGGCAGAGACTACAACAACTCAAATTCCTGCAGAAGTAAACAATTTTTACGACCGAACATTATTGTTCCGAGCCGTACCATTGTTCCTCCACACTCGCTGGGCGCAGGTTCGTGATATTCCACGAAAAGCGGGTACAACCACTATTAAGTTCCGACGTTATGGCAACCTTACGGCTGCTACAACTGCTCTTTCAGAGGGCATTACACCTACTGGATCACAGTTGTCAGTTACAGATATCACCGCAACTGTATTGCAGTACGGTGACTATGTAACTATTACCGATGTCTTGGATTACTCCTCACAAGATCCAGTTCTTATGGAGGCAGCCGAGATTTTGGGTGATCAGGCAGGCGATACGCTTGACCAGTTGACACGAGACGTTTTGGCAGCCGGTACCAATGTTTACTACGGAGGTTCAGGACACACATTGCGCTCTCAGGTTGCAGCCGGTGAAATTATTACCGACACGTTGATCAAGAAAACTGTGCGCCTTTTGAAAAACAACAAGGCTCGCAGAATGACAAAAATGGTCAATGCTACAACTGGATACAACACTACTCCACTTAACGCTTCATACATTGGTATTTGCCACCCAAATACTACCTATGATCTAAAAGGTATTACTGGTTGGACATCAGTTGAGAAGTATGCCTCAACAGCAGGCATTATGGAGGGTGAAGTTGGTAAATACGACGAAGTACGCTTTGTTGAAAGCCCTAATGCTAAAGTATTCACAGGTCAGGGTTCAGGTAGCATTGATGTCTATGCAACTCTGATTTTTGGATCAGACGCATACGGTACAACTCGTATCTCAGGCGAAGCAATGAAAAACATTGTTAAACCTCTTGGGTCAGCTGGAACATCAGACCCATTGGATCAGCGAGCAACATCCGGTTGGAAAGCAACTTTTGTGGCTAAAATCCTAAACGATGCTTTCTTGGTTCGTGTTGAACACGCTGTATCAGCTTAGTAAAAATCTCCGCGTATTAAACAGCGCGGATTATCCAAAGCCCTTAATCTAAAAATTATGCCAAAGGTAACAAAAAAATCAGCCAAGTCCTCTAAAGACGAGGCAAAAAAGAAAAATCCTATCCTAGACGACGAGGAGGATACTGCCGATGAGGCAGAGGAAACAACGGAAAACGCAGACGATGAAACAACCGACGAGGAAGTTTCTGAGGACGAAGCGGATGATGTTGAGGACGACGAGGATATTGAGGAGGAAAAGCCAAAGGCTAAAGCGAAAGCCAAATCACCGGCTAAATCTACTCAACCTATCTATAATGCCGATCAAGGCTTAAAATCCGACATCGCGCATACAAAGGCTATCTTGGACGCAGAGGAAAAAGTCCGCTTTTATGTACCTCTTTTTGAGGGAGAAAAAGCAGGAAGTATACACCAATGTTTTATTAACGGTTATATGTTCCCTGTAAAGAAAGGTGTTATGACAGAAGTTCCAATAACAATCGCCACCTTGCTTGCAGATCACTACAAAATAACCGCCGAAGCCGGTGCAAACTTCCGACTTGACCTCAATGAAAAGAAGTCTGAAGCGCTGTCATAAATAGCGCACATTACTAATGTTTCTATAACTATTCATCAATATGGCAAAAACCATAACAACATCACAGTCGGAGGTTTGGCGGACGGAGGCGTTCGCTCAGCCCTCGGCAAATTGCAGGGCGCCGTTGTAGACCAGTTGCTCAACACAGCCGGTTTGACACTCGGATCGTCTAGCAAGCCAAAGTTAAAAATTGCTAATACAATTTACGCTTTGGTCACCGGTGTTCTTGTAAAAAAGACCACTGCTGAAATCGTAATTTCAGGAACCGTTACAAATGCTAAGTTTAACGTGTTCGTTCTAACGATTGATAATGCAGGTACAGTAACCGCAACTATGGGTACTGAGGGTGCTACAATCGGTGCAGTTTTATTTCCAACTATCCCAACGAATCAGGCGGTAATAGGCTTCGCAATCGTAAACCCTACCGGCACAGGCAACTTTATCGGCGGTACGACAGATTTGGATGACGCTACCGTTGTGCCGAACGCGGTATATGTCAACACAGTCGGTACATTCAACCCAAACTGCTTGGCGCTCTAAACCCTAGGGCTTCTAGCTTCATTCTCACTCTCAGCAATGGGGGTGAGGGTTGAAGCCGGAAGTACCAAAACATTACTCGCTAACTGGTAAATAAATGGCTCAAATAACTACATCAGCGTCGTTGTCTCACAAGGAATTGAAAGATGTTTTGCTTTCAATACTTACAGACTTAACAGCGATCAAAACCGCCGTTGATAGCCAAAAGACGCTGGCAGACGCAAATAAAACGGCAATCAACGCAATAATCGTGGCAGCAGCCACAAACATTGGAGCAGTAGCAGCCGTTACTAAGGTATCGGCAGCAAGTCCAACTGCGGTCGGAACATTAGCAACTACTTCTTAAACCCCTATGACACCTGCAAAATTCGCAGCGTATATACGCTTAAAAACAAAAACTAATAGCACCACGTTCCCTGACTCGGACATTTTGACCTATGCAAATATCATTAAAGACGATATTGCAAAGGAAGTGACCAAAGCAAACGAGGACTATTTCGGTATTGAATTGTTGCGCAACTTGGAGGCAGGCAAGCGATCGTATCTCTTTCCCTCAGATGTTCTCAATCAGATCAAATACACTCAGGCAATGCTTGATGGTGTAAATTGGGATCGTCTCAATGAGTTTGATGTCAACACATACAAAAGACCTACCGACGAAGCATCTATTTTGGCGAATTGGGCAGGTAAAAAGCCGGAAATGGATATATTTGGCTCTCAGTTAGTTATCTACTCAGGTGACGCAATTATAGATGTTACAAACGGATTAAAACTATGGGCAATCATATATCCAGCAGACCTAACCTCGTTGTCAGGGACAAACGATATGTCGGTTGCACCAAGCAATATATCGTTTGGTATGCCTCGCCAACTCCATAAAGTATGGGCAACAAAGGTAATTGTTGAGTATAAAACATCAAAGGAGAAACCAATACCTTTGACTGAGCAGGAACGCAATGTAGACAACGATCTCCAACTGGCAATAGCCTCGCTCAAAGAACAAAACCTTGATCGGGCTGTTGTCGCAACTGTTACTGATAACAGTAACAACGGTCAGGATTATTAGCATAACTTTACGCATATGTTCACAGCACACATAAAAGACATCAAAAAAGACGTGCTACAAGCAACTGGCGAGCCTTTTCTTGATGTTGAGGTGGAAATACTAAACGAGAATGAGGAAGTCGTTGATACGCAAAAACACGCCTTTTCAATTGCTACTTCACAGGAGGAAATCGTCTCAGCCATTGAGAAAATGGTAGCCCTCTATGGAGACGAAGCCGAGCAAAAAAAGGCTTCAAAGGTCGCAGATAAATTAAACGCACAAGCGGACGAAACCATTGACGCATTAAAAGGCGCCGATGTGACAGTTGCTTAATCATTAAAACTATGTCAAAAACAACACAACACGCAAATGGTCAGTTTGATGTACTACACAATGTTGAGTACACAATCAAAGACAAAAACGGAAATATCAAGCCGATATTCCAGCAAAATGCGCTCTATACTTATGCAATGAAAAAGGGTATTTTGTCTCCTTTTGCATATCAGAAAATGGGTGGTGTTCTTTCCCCTTTTCTTGGTAGATGGAGCAAGTCAGCAAAAGTGGCAAACCTCATTACAAACGCAGGTTTTGCTCTTATTGCCGGACGCATTAACGGATCAGGCTCACCGGCAGCAGCGACATATATTGCCGTTGGTACCGGTACAACCGCAGCCTCAACAGCCGACACAGCATTGCAAACAGAAAGTTCAACATCAGGACTTTCTCGCGCAGCAGCCACAGTGTCACTTGTAACCACAACGGTTACAAACGATACGGCTCAAATGGTTGTAACCTTTACCGTTACTGGTTCAGTTGCAGTAACCGAAAGTGGAGTATTAAATGATTCATCATCCGGTACACTTCTTTGCCGACAGGTTTTTTCAGCAATCAATGTAGTATCAGGAGACAGTTTGCAGATTACTTGGAAAGTAAAGGCTTCTTAACATTCTATCTGACCATTTTAGCCAATTAACTAAAATGGTTAGAATAGAGCGCTAAACGCTCAATATTATGGCATTAACTACAAACTTAGTTGCATATTACAAACTTGATGAATCATCGGGAAATGCTTCTGATTCTTCCGGTAATGGTTTTACCTTGACTGCTAGTAATTCTCCTAGTTTTGTTGCTGGCTTTATAAATAATTCTGCTGATCTTGGTAATGATGGTACTGTTAGAGGATTTTCAATTTCTAATAATCTTGGGCTGTCTGGTAATGGTGCAAAATCATTCTCTTTTTGGGTTAAGATGAAATCTGAGCCATCTAGTAATTTTGATTTTTTTGTTGGTCAATCTAATGCTTCAACAAATTCTACTCTTGATTTTGATTATAATGATAGTGGAGGTACTAAACATATTCGCTTTTCAAAATATTGTGCTGGTACATCTACTGAAGCAAAAATACAATATGATGTTACTCTTGGTACTTCTGGTTGGCATCATTTTGTTGGTACTACTGATGGTTCTACTCTAAAAATGTATCTTGATGGTTCTGCTGTTGGTGGTACTGTTTCTGATTTTTCTGCTTCTGGTTCTGGTGGTTATCCTGATCGTTTTCAAATTGGTAATAACAATACTTCTCATTTTATTATTGATGAGGTTGGTGTTTGGTCTCGTGCTTTGACTTCTGATGAGGTTACTTCTTTATATAATAGTGGTGCTGGTTTGCAATATCCTTTTTCAAATTCTTGGACACAAACTTTGACTGAAACAATTACAGATACAGATAGTTTAATAAAATCAACAGTCAGAACTATCTCTGAGACCATCACTAATACTCCAACATTTTTATCAATCCATACTTGGACAAAAACTATTACTGATACAATAGTACACTCTGATACTTTTGCTTATTTAAAAACAAAAGGTGCTACTTTAACTGAAATAATCTCACACTTAGATACAATATTTAGAAATTCAACTCGTGTTTTGTTAGAAACAGTAACCGGTACTGATACTTTTGCCTATCTCAAAGCCAAGTTTTTTGAATACGATGAAACAATCACTATTGTATCAACATTTATACGACAAGAAATAAAAGTTTTTATTGAAACAGTTACGAATACTATTACTTTTGTCAGTCTACGGTCTGCTTTTGGTACATTTACTGAGATAATTACAGATACGGATACATTTGCCGGATTGAGTATTCGTGTACGAGAAATGACATTAGAAGTAGTAACTATTACCGCAAATATAATGACACTCCTCAATGGAATTGTAACAAATCTATGGAGCAAGGTTTCACGTGGAACGGACAATGACAATGATTGGAATAGGTCAAGTATATCCGGTAATGATACTGACTGGACAAAAACACCACAAAATTAAAAAATATATGGAAAATGATACTAAAAACCTAAAAGAAACAAGTCTGATACGATCAGTTTTGACATCAGAAGTCAAGTTTATTATTGGTATCATTACCGTTATTTTGGGTATTGTTGCACCATATTACGGAATAAAGCAAGATATTGCACTCATTCAGCAAAATATCTCAAATATCAATACAAACCACGAAGCACATATACAGGATATAATGCAAGAAATAAAGGAGTTAAAAGAGGAACAGGTAGAATTACAAAAACAAATACTTCTAATTAAATAAAACTAAAATGGCACGTATACCTTTCAAAAATTTTAATATGGGCGGTATTGCAGATAGCGACTATATGGGCGCACCAAACTCTATGGCAGATTTGTGGGGTTTTGACATTCATTCTGAGGTTGGAGTATTGAAAGTCAACCAAGCACTCACAAAAGAGAGTGGATCAACCATAGACGACCTCGTAAAAGCCTCTGTGCCTTGCTCAGACGGTAATACATACCTTTTTGGTAGTACGAACGGCAAAATATGGAAACGCACCTCAGGAGGCACGTATAGCCTAGAAGCGACTGCTTCACCAGCTGTCGGAGGTATCGGTATTTTGGACGCTATGGAGTATCAGGATTATATCTACTATGCAATGGAAAGCAGGCTTGGACGTGTTGCCGTTGGCTCAGCGTGGAGTACGCGCGACGACAATTGGGCAACATTCACAAATACCGACGCCTCTTTTCATCCTATGCTTATAGTAAACTTGGTTCTCTATATTGGCGATGCTAACTATATCGCACAGGTTGACGCCGGTACATTCTCGGCAAATGCTTTGGATATTTCAGCACCACTTCGTATCAAGTGTCTTGGTCAACTTGGTACAGACATTTTACTTGGTACATATGTCTCCTCAAATATTGTTTCAACTCAGATTTTCCGTTGGAATACTTGGTCAGTATCATTCACAAACTCCGATCCGATACCGGAAATCGGTATAAATTGTTTCTTGCCAATAGATAATGGCGTTATTGTGAACGCTGGTACAAAAGGAAATCTCTACACATATGATGGTGTAAATCTAAATCCATACAAACAAATTAAAGGCACGTGGGACAATTCAACAAATAAAGCTGTTGTTAATCCAAACGCAAAACTCAATTTTAATGGCTTGCCACTTTTTGGTCTTTCTACATCGCTTGGCACACCGGCAAATATGGGTGTTTATTCTCTTGGCAGGGCAAATAGAAATTATCCGGTCGTCCTTAATGGTGAGGTGGGTATTTCAACTGGACATTTGAGCAATATTGAAATTGGCGCAATAATCGGAGTCGGCGATATTTACTTAGTATCGTGGAAAGACACAAACGGTAGTACCACATATGGTGTAGATAAACTTGATCTAAGTGAAAAATACTCAGGTGCATATCTTACAACGCGCGTCATTATGGCTGATCGTTTTGTGCTTTTGAACTTTAATGTCATCAATATCGGCTACCGATCATTACCAACAGACACAGGTTTTACCATTTCAAAAAAGGTAAACAGTGGCTCTTTTGAGGTGATTGACAGTGGAGATTGCAACGATGATACGCAACGCAAAGTCTATATGACTGAGGTTGATATAAACGACGCAACCACTGTTCAGATTAAAATTGCAATAACAGTTTCAAGCAATACAGCACCGGAAATTGAAGCGTTTGAGGTTGTAGTAAATACATAAATATATGAATGAAATAGACTATTTTAAAGATCAAAATATTAACATAAAAGAACCGCAGTCAGAAAATACTCGTTTTGGATCAGATGTTTTGCGTGGAGTAAAAGAGTTACAGGTAGGTGCCGGTAACACTGTTTTTCGTGCAGATCAGTCAGGTATATGGCTTGGAAATGCATATTTTGCTGATGCCCCTTTCAAAGTAGATATGGACGGAAATGTAACAGCGTCGTCTCTTGGAATTACTGGAGGATCTATAAACATAAATAATAAAGCCATTATTGATAGTGATGGAAATGCTACTTTTATAGGTGTCTCCTCTCTAAATATGAAAGCCTATACTAATTTTGAAAATTCCGATCGGTTTCTTTTAACAGGTGATGTTTCTCCTACTTTTGGAAATAATGGTATGGTTGTAGCACCAGGATCAACTGCAACACATTTTGCTCGTGCTTTATGGTGGATAACAAATTTTGTATTTTCAAACAACCCGACATTTACTTGCTCAATGCTTGTTTTGAGCAAGGGTAGTGGTAATGGAGTTGGATTTGTTGGTTTAGGCTATCCTACAATCACTGGATCAGGAATTACAGAAACAGGTAAAAGTTATTGTGGTTTTGAGTTTAAAAAAACATCAGGAACACTCACATTTATTGCTATCCAATGTAATGGTACAAGTAATGTTGATTATTCATCTGATATTGCGACACTTAGTACTGGAGATAGTTTAGAATTATTTATAAAAAAAAGTTCCTCAAATATCAAATATTATTACCGACTTAATGGAGGAACATTGACTTTAGCTGCTACTCTAGAAAATTATATACCGACTACTACTGAAACATATATATCATTTATTTCATCAAATAAATCAAGTGCAAATGATATGCGATTACAATTTCAGTGTGCAGCGTACGAGCGTTGAGAATTATCCACATATCGCCATAAAAAATTATTAGTAGTACAATTAACACAAACGTATGTCAAAAAACCAAGTACTAGACAAAAAGATATTGGAGTTTTATGAAAGGCAGAAACAACTCTTGCAAGAATTGGAGTTGGAAAAAACACCAATACTCAATTTTGCCTTTGGGAAGCCACGATTTTTACAGAGGTTAGCAGTAAATTTTCTTGAAAAATCAGGTGCTTTTATAGACGAAGTTTTTAATATCATACAAAAATAAATATATGTCAACATACACAGCAAAACAAGTAGGATCAAACTACGAAATATACCAAGACGGACAGCGTATCTCTACCG